CCAATAACATTTTTTCCGTAACCTGTTGTAATAAAAACTATCATATAACTTCTTGTATTTGATTATTTGACCCACTTATTTGTGCTTCTAATTTTTCTACTTTTTCTGTTAATTCTTGTATCGCCTTTATTGCAATAGCATGAAATGATGTATAATCTAAATGTTTAAAATCATCATATTTGTAACCCTTTTTTTCATATATTAATTCTGGCATTATTTGTTGTATATCATCTGCTATAAACCCATATCCTTTTTCAAATTCAAAATTACCAGTTATATGTTGTAACCAATCGTAACTAACAGGATTTAATTTTTTAATAGTTTCTATTCCGTTTAAAATAGTTTTTATATTAGTTTTTGCTCTTATATCGGATGCTGTAACTGAACCCGCTGCTACTGTTCCTGTCACAGAAATATTACCAGCAAATACACCAACATTCCCAGCACCGGCTGCATCTCCCAATGCTACATAACTACCTTCAGCAGAACCAATTTGTACACCATTTGTTCCAAATTCAGCTCTAGGTGCAACCGCTAATAGTGTTGCATTTGCAGTTCTCGCATCCCATCCAAATGCAATTACATATAAACTAGCTGCAGCAGTTAATGGGTCTGTTCCTTGTGGGTTTATTCTAGCTTGAACAACTGTTCCTAAGTAAACTTCTATCGTATAAACTTGAGTAGATACAGCTGTTCCAATAGATGGTATTGTTACCGTTCCTCCCGCAAACCCAGGTAAATCAATATTGCCAAATGGAGATGAAAAAGTATTTGACCATTCTAATTGGGCAACCGTAATATATCCACTTGCAACAGTTTCACCTATACCTGCTTTTTTAATTACATAGTTCACATATGCATAATATGCATATTGACAACTTGTTCCCGTTCCCATGTTATGACATTGTACAAATCCTAAACTTGTAACAGATGGATATGGTATAACTAATGCTACATTATTACCATCTACACCAGATGGTGTTGATATATATGCGATTTGTGCAGTTCCCGCAGTCGATGCCAATGCCGTTAGGGGGCCATACTGAGATGAATCGTTTCCACTAAGACTTGTTAAGTCTGAGCCTGCCCCTGAAACCGTTACCGATATCGTTGATGTGGAACCAATATTAACTGCCCCACTTTTAATTCTGGTTTTAACTACACCACCACTTTTGAAATCGATTCTATTATTTGCATTATCTATATCAATATTTGTATTAAAAATTTTATTAGATGCAATTGACCACCCAGCTGCAGCCGTCCCGATAAACCCTGATTCTGCAGTTATTACACCTGTTATAGTTGCATTTGTGGCAGTTAATGCTCCTCCAGGCGTTACTCTAAATGGTGCGGATGCAAATGTAGCATTTCCTAAATAAATTCCATTTGAATCCGCTTTAAAAATATTATTACTACTTCCTATGGAAATCGTACCACCTGTAATAGTGGCACCACTAACGGTATCACTAAATGTACCAGTAGCACCTGTGAGATTTCCTTTGAATGTAGCATTACCATTCGATGCTATTTTAAATTGTTTTGCCGAAATCCATCCCGCTCCAAACGTTATATCTCCATTATTCGTTGTGTATGTATCATCTGCTCCCTCTGTTCCTCTATAAATTGCATTGGAATTTACTGACCAACCACCAACACTTCCTGCCGTTTTTGCAGAACCATTTTGTTGTGCTGAATTTGCATTACTCTCAACGGTCGATGCAGCGGTTGAACCAATAGTAGCTGTCCCTGAAATAGATACACTACCTGCAATCACAACACCACCCGCTTCTGTAAATCTTATATGTGCACCGGATGGGTCACCAAATCGCATACTACCTGTCGTATCTAAGTAATATCCTTTTCCGGTCATTAATGCCGATGCGTTTGCACTTCTAATAAATCCCTTATCAGTTGCACCATATGTTCCCATTACCAATCCTCTTGTAATAGTTGCATCTCTTGCTAAAAGAATATCCGTAGCTACTGATTCAAAAGTTGCACCAAATGGTCTCCAATATGTTGTATAGGATGTACCGGTTATCGGTTTATCTAATGTACCGAGTGCGGTTGATGTATGTCCTGTTTTTGCTAAATAATATTCCGAATCACTACCACGTACAACATCTACTCTAATTGATGATGAAAAGTATGTTGTATTAGGGGCCCAATCACCTCTATAAACTACTCCCGGTCCTACACCACCATCAGCCCCGTTTGCACCTGCAGTACCAGTTGGGACTTTTGTAAATCTTACTACAATCGTTTGAGTTTGACCAGTAGTTCCTTCACTATCAGTATGAGTAACCACAATAGTAGCAGAAGCTTCTGCTGCATTCATAACTGCTGCAGATGTATTTAATATATTACTATTTGTAGCAATAGTTGGATTTGTTGAAAATCCAGTATATGTTGCCGTCATTGAAGTGAATCTACTAGTTGTTCCTTCTAATGCAGTTATGGTAACATTTGTTAAAGTTCCAGTTTGCACTCCTGCAGCATTTGCTAATACCGATTGTGCTTGAGGAGTTGCAGATACTACTATATTTGGTGCAGCTTTTTTTGTTTTTGATAATGATAATGTATCCGTTATCGTTCTACTTATACCTTCGGAATCTGTAACTACTGCACTAATATCTACCGTTGTGGAATTTACTCCATTTGCTAAAGTTTTTCCACTCAAAGTAACCAATCCAGTTGATGGGGTGGTAGATATACTTGAAATATTTGCAGATGTTGCAGTTAAAGATGTTATTGTTAAATTTGTAGTTGCACCATCGTAAGTTTGTTTTACACTTACAGTTACATTTGAAAATGCATCTATTTGTTCACCTGTTGATTTAGCCGTTACTGTTTGGTCCTTAGCCGTTGATGATATTTGTAAAACTGGTGCAGCTTTTTTATTTTTAGTATATGTTACTAATTTTGTTGTATCGGATGTATCACCAGCACCATCCTTATATCTTATAGTCAAATTTAAAGAACCACTATCGGCATCTAATCTTGTTATAAAATAATCGGTTGTTGAATAGGTTAATGAGCCAGTTTGAACATTGCTTGCAACTGCTGATATAACATCAAATCTATTATTTGCAGATAAACCATTACTATGTGCTATGGTTTCATTACCAACCTTTACACTTACCGAACCACTACTCAATACAAAAGAACCACTTTCCACAAATCCAGTAGAACGTGCCGGTAGTGATGCATTATCATTTGTCAAAGATACCGATAAACCATCCAATATTTTTACAGGACTTATCTTAATTGCATCTGAAAACACATTTCCAAATTGGTCAGAACCAGAAACTGCATAAATTGTTTCACCTGTTCCATATGGATAAGATGTTCCTGATAACGTATAAGTATCCACACCATTTGTTGTATTTGTAGAAACATATGTTAGTGGAGGTTTCCCACTTCCGGAATTTATAGTCAAAGGAGTATCTGCAGAAGCTAGGTTTTTTCTTTTAGCTTCTATTGTTATTATTTGTCCTGTTGGGTTTAATGATAAATCGGTTGCTTTATAAATAAATTGATTTGTATTTGCAGTTACAAAAACACCCGGTGCATTTTCACCATCTTCAAATCTATAAATAGTTTCATGTTGGTGTAACCCATCACACGATGCAGTATATATGATTGAACCAACAATTATATTTGAAAGACTTCCTGTAAACTCATCTAAATGTGCAATAAATCCGTTTTCACTTGGATTGGTTGGTTCTCCGGGGTATGGGTATGGACCACCTGGAGCTAAAGTATAAACCGATGGGTCAATATAACTTCCTGTTAAATCAAAAACCGAACGACCATATGTTACGGAACCAGTTAAATTTACCTTTGTAACGGTAAAACCAATAGTTTGAAATACGGGATTACCAATTGAACCTGTGAAAAATCTAAATGCATTTCTATCCGAATCAAATGTTAATGACCTTAATATTCTATTTAAATTACCTCCTGTAAAATTTGCACTTTGTGTTACTGCTACTGGAACGTAATTATTATTAACATCATAAAACTCAAATTTAAAATTATATGTTTCATCACCAATAACAGTTGGCATTGTTGTAATAAACGAAATCTCATCAGGAGAAAATGCAGTTTCCTGTGAAAGTTTTAAACTAATATTTCCCAAATGCCATTCACCTTGTGATTGAGAAAAATATAAACTTGCAGTAGGATAGTTTCTATCTAATTTAAATGGAATTGTTGTATCTAATAAATTCTTCGTTGGTTGTGTTCCCACTAAAGTTGCAATACTACTTGATATTATTATTGGTACTTCAACATTATTTTCTATTGATGTTGTAACTTGACTTAAATAAATTCCCAAATTACTGGATGTTGAAGATGAATAAAATGCATCTAAATTTAATTCGTAAGTATTTCCACTTTTTATATCTAAAGATGATGTATAGGTAAAATATCCACTTCCTGATAATTTTAGACCACTTTCTACTCTACTCGATGTTAATTCGGTAGTAAGTGAACCAGTATTCCAATAATTTTGTAAAGTTTCTGATGTTAATATTCCAGTTTCACCAACAACACTACCAGTTAAACCATAACTTGTTAATAATTCTTTTGATTCAACCAATATATCTTGTATCAAATCAAAATCAGAAATATCACCCTGTGAGGTTCTAAAAACTTTTACTCGTTTTACATCTCCTGCAAATGTTTCTAATTGTGATAATTTTATTTCTGCAAAGGATTGACTTACTCCTGAATTTATTTTTGAACCACTTTCTATTCTATAAATTGGTGATAATATTTCAGTAATTGTCGCTTGCGGTCTTTTGTAAAAACGAATTTTAGTAGTATTTGGTAAAGATGGATTAACATTTATTTGTTTTTGCCATTTTACATTATATGCACCCTGCCAATTTACAGGAATTGGTGTAATTAATCCGTTATTATCATATGAACCCAATTCACCTAATATGGTTAGTGTACAAGGACCATAGGATGTATCTGGATAAATGTAAACTGCTACTACTTTTGAAGTACCTTCAAAATATTCGGTTACAATTGATTCGCCACCAACCGACGCTGATACGATACCCTCTCCTGGCTCATTGTAAATAACATTACCCAATGCATCTTTTAATTCTATTCTAACCAAAGTATCAGGAACCAAATATTCGGAACCCTGTATTAAAAATGCATTTTTACCACCCGTAAATGTATCAGGTAATTCTGTAATATTAAAATATCTACTGGTTGGTTCTGTATCTTGAACAAAAACTTGGTATTTATCTAAATCTTGTTTAAAAAGCGATTTTCTTAAATCTGCCATTAGAATTATTTAATATAAATATCGTCAAAAAAAGAATTATCACATATTTATATAAAGAAAACTAAGAAATACTATAATGTATTGTAGAAAACTAAAGAAAAATAAATAAGTTATGAAATACGCTATGTTACAAATCAAAAAAGAAACCCATGAACTTCTCAAAGAATATTGTGAAGAACACGGGTTTAAAATGGGTAGTTTAGTTGAAAATTTAATCAAAAAACACATTGGTGTTTCAAAACCTCAATCAGGTGTGTTGAAGGCTGATAAAGTTACGATTAAAAATCAATCTTACTAAATCCATTTTCTTTTTTTATTTCAATTAATCCATCTACTATATCTCTCATAGCATCTAAGTGGGAAATTACCCAAATAAAATCAAATTGAGTTTTCAGATATTGCATCATTCCAAATAAGGATGATAAATTATCACTATCTAATGTACCAAATCCTTCATCAATAACAAGGAAATTAGGACGTGGTAATCCACATATGTTTATAAGTGCAACTCTTATTGCCAAACCACTAATAAACTTTTCCATACCACTACACATCTCCAAAGCCCACTCCTGGTCTTCGTAAACAATCTTTGCATTGATGTTTTTACCATCCACTTCCATTATTACTCCAAAATCTACAACTTGTCCTAAAATGTTATTTACCTCATTTTCAATGACCGGTAAGGCTTTTGAAATTAGTTCATATGGAATACCATCTCTCTTTACAGCATCTAAATAATAGGTGTATAATCTGTTCTTTTCTTCTAAATCCTTAACTTCATCCATTTTTGCTTTGATGTTGTCTATAAATGATTGTAATTGCGAAATAGAACCATTTACCGATGTTATTTCCTTGCCAATCTTTTTAATATCTGTTTCAATTTTACCTTTCTCTATTTCTAATTCTTTAATTTGTTTTTCTAACTCTTTATTGCTTTCAATTGTATCTTCGTTTTCGTAATATTTTTCAATATCTTCTTCAACTTTATCTAATTGAGCTTCCAATAATTCTTCTCTACTCTCCAAAGTTTTTAACTCGGCTTCTGCCGTTCTTAAAATACCTTTGGCTTGAGAATGTTTACCTGTCAAATCAATCCACTCATTATATTGTTCTTCCACACCTTCCCATCTATCCAAAGTTTGTTGAATACCTGTTGCATCAATTAATGCATCTTTAACTATTTGTTGTAGTTGTGGTAATGCTTCTTTTGCTTTCATTGCATCCTTTACGAATTCATTATCACAACAAAATTTACAATTTGGGTCATATTGGTGATTATCTAAATGTTTAATCTTTTCTTCCGCGGCTTTTAAATAAAGTTTTGCAGTTGAATGTGTTTTTTCTGCTTCAATTAATCTCTTTTGTTCTCTCTGATAATTTGAGTATGCAACTTCTATATCAATTCCATCTGATTGTTTCTTTTCTTCGATTGATTGTGAAAGTTCATTAATTTTTCCAGTATAAGTTTCAATATTCTTTTCTTTTGCTTCATATGAAACTTCTAATGCTTCTAATTTTTCATTTATATCTTTTCTCTTTTCTTCCAAATCGGATAAATTTAAATTAGAGTCAATTGGTGTAAGATTTCTACTTAATTCCAATATAACACTATCCAATCCATCTTTATCACCATTTAATTTATTTAGTTGTTTTTCTAATTCTTTTAATTCACTTTTTTTACCTTTAATCTCAATACCTTTGTTGGCCAATTCTGTCGTAAAGTCGGTTTTCTTAAAATTTTTGATAAGAACACTTACTTCTTTCGTATCTTCAACTGCTGCATCGAATAACTTATCGAAAACATTTAATCCCATAAACTGAGCAAGTAAATCCTTTCTCTCACTTTGAGATTTATCAATGAATAGTGCGTTATTACCTTGCAAACTCAATGCAGTCAACACAAAATCTTCGTAAGTTCCTACATATTGTTCGATAATTGCATTTGTATCTCTACGCTCGGTTCCGTTTAAGGATGTTCTTTCATCACCATCCATTCGGTAGAACTCGACATCTACTTTTACATTCTTTCCTTTATTGATTGTCTTTGCAGTTCTTTCAATAAAGTATCTTTCACCATTGATATCAAATTCCAACTTACAACTGAAATCGGTTTTACGATTATTCATTATGTTTGCTGCTTTGAATGCTCTACTACTCTTATCATAAAGACAAAATGAAATAGAATCAAATAAAGATGATTTACCTGATGCATTTGGTGCAAATAATCCCATCAAACCATTTAATTTACTGAAATCGATTTTATTATCTTCACCATATGAGAACATATTAGAGAATTCAAAACGGATTGGTTTCCATTGAATATTTCTAACCACATCATCTAATACTATTCTACTATTTACATCTCTATTGATTGTTTCCAATTCTGCTAAATCATCATCTGTCACAAATGGCATCATTCTTCTCACATAATCATTGATAAGTGAGTTTTGATGGTTTATATCTGTAATATCTTCAAATTCTAATTTGTTTTGTCTATTACCTGTTTTTAATTTAGAAAGAGAATCTGTTCTAATAAGAGTAAAATCTTCAATACCGTATCTCATTTTAATTTCCGTTAATACTTTCTTTGTATCTGCGGTATCGGTATTGGATAAACGAACTCTCAATCTTGCATTCTTCGGCATATTGTTTACAACTGGTACATTACCATTATCAACATCTAAAGTATAGTATCCAAAATCGTTTTGAATATCCACTGGTTCATATGTCATCGTATCCATATCCCAAACTAAGAAACCATGCTTATCTAATGTTTCCCCAAAGTTTTGTTGAACCAATGAACCGGCATATACAACCTTACATCCTTTTGGAGAAACCATCTCTTGTCTTTTGTGAATATCACCTAAAAGGGCTAAATCATAACCATCAAATATATCGGTTGTAAAGTGTCTGCTACTTACTACATAACCCACATCAGTCATTGAGTTATCAACAGGTCCGTGAAATAATGCAATCTTTGTTTTTGCATCAATATCTTCTGCTTTTGGCCAGTTATCTTTATTATCAAAAATAGAATAAACTGCAAATGCAGTATCACCATAATTCCAAACCTGTGTATCTCTCAAATAATGAAAGTTATCTAAATTTAATGCTTCTACTATTGGAGTCAATACATCTATTCTATCCAAATTATTCATATTACAATCGTGATTACCTGTAATAAGGATTGTAGGTGCCAATTTAGCACATTCTGTAAATAACCAACTAATTTCTCTAACTAACTCTGGAGACATTTCTAATTTAGCGTGAGCAATATCACCTGCTAAATAAATGATTGCATCATCCGTTCCTCTTTGATGGATTTCTGCAAACATTTTTTCAAATACTTGTCTATACTCTTTGTGTCTTTTTACATTGCGGATATGAACGTCTGCAATGTGATAAATTTTCTTTAAACTCATAAAGAATTTATTTTATTTAATAATAATTCTTCCAAAGAGAATTCTTTAGTTTTCTTTAGTTCTTCGTAGAATTTTTCATAACCCATATCGGCAGCATCTTTATCTTTTAGATACATCATTTTTACCTGTATACCATTTTTTCTAAAGTATTCGGCTGCTTTCAATGCTTCGGTTATTGCATCATTATCTAATGAAATTATAATATCACTAACTCCACTCATAAAGATTTTCTCAACTAATTGTTTAGATGGAAACTTGCCTAAAAGTGGGATAGCATTTCTTTTAATTGTTATTGCATCAAACACACCCTCACAAAGTATAATCGGTTCATTCCAATTTACCTGTGATTCAAAACATATAATATTTTTACTGATTGGTGGGTTTTTGTATTTCATTTTGTTTTCTGGGTAATAAGACCTAGAAACAAAGTAATTAAGTGAACCATCAGAATTATATGATGGAATAATTACTCTTTGCCCATACAACCCTTCTTTACAATATCCAATATTATATTTTACAATATCTTTCATTGTAATACCTCTTTGAGTAAGGTAATACATAGCATGTTTATATTCAGGATTGAATCCTTTTGGTTCTTCTGATAAACTAATAAATTCTTTTGGAAGTTGAATGAATACCTTTGTATCAGCATCTTCTTGTTGTGGGGTATATTGAGAATCCCCATATATTTCTCTAATAATAGATATAGTTTTCCTGTCTACATCAAGTTTACGAAGTAGAGATGTCAGTTTTTTACCACCACTATTACAAGTCCAACAATGCCACTTTTGAGTTTCTGTATTTACCTGTAACTTTTGTTTATGGTGATTACAAAACGGACAATAAAATGCTAATTCGTTACCCTTTAATGTAAGATAACTACCCAACGTATTAGATAACGTGGATATTACGATATTTTTATCAGTTTGCTTCAACACAACTGTAATATACAACAAATATTTGATATTACCAAATATTTACATAAGTATTTTATTCAGAAAACCAAGAATCTGGTATTTCCTTATCTGCATACTTAAATCCATGCTTATCACACCAATCTCCATAGGTGGTTTTGGATTTCTTATTGATTTTGTTCTTTGAATTGGAAAACACGAATCGTATATCTAAATTAGGGTTTTGTTCTTTTACCAATAAGTGTTTCTTCCTATCAGCAATAACAAATCTACCCTTTGTTTCTACCCTAATACCATTTGGTAACTTAAAATCAGGATTGTAAGTATGTTCAGAAGCAGGTATAACATAAACCACTTTTTCTGACTCATATTCAACTGCAATTCCTTTACTTTCGATTTGTTTTGAAACGTTTTCCTCAAGACCTGACTTAAATCCATATTTCTTTGCAACCCATTTTGGATTGTTCTTTTTTGTAACTTTTTTCTTAGCCATTAAAACTTATTAATCTTTTTTAGTTTGCTCACTATACTTTTTACCCTTAGCATCATTATAAGTAGGGCCCCACTCACCAACTCCGGCTCCATATCTTTTTGTAGATAATTTCTTTTCTAATTCAGATATTGATTTTTCATCTACTAAATTTGCTTCTTTACCATTTTTACCCTCCGAATAATATGGAGTCAAATCTCCAGGAGCAGCTTTTGCATCAACGGTTGATTTTACCTTTTGAAAATCACTATTGTATAATTCTATAATACTAGGCATATTCTTTTCTTTTATATAAATATAAATTATGTGTCAAAACGGACAATAAAGTTAACAGTCAAATCATTTTCGGATTTTATTGGTTGTGGTAACTTGGCAACGGCTACTAAATCACAATTATCATCATATAAACCTATTGTTGTAATAAATGGTGCTAAGAATGAGCCTGTTGAATCAACTGAACCACTTTCAAAATAATGTTCAAATCCACCAGATATAGATGATGTATACATTGATGGAATTCTATAATCCAAAATATCACCATTTTCTAATTGTGTTTTCTTTTTGATATAACTTACTCCTGGATTTGTTACAACACTAACAGATTTACCATCGGAAGTTATGTATCTTTGAGTTTCTCTACCAACATTAACAATCGCAGTTGGGTTGGTCGAAACATTAAATTCATCTTGTTCCGATATTAGTAAATATTCATGTTCATAAATTGTTTTGGTTGATTTAAATGATAAATCCCAATTTGAATTTAATAAAGAACTAATTTCTTTGGTCATTACTATCAAACCTTGATTATAGAAAACATTACCAAATCTAATTACCTGTGCTTCTGGTTCTAAAAATGGAATATCATCAACCAACATTAATCCAGATTCTATATCAAATGATTCGATTTGTAATTCATATAAAACTCCATCATAATTCATTGATAATATATTATTTTCAATATCAAATGTCAATGGGTCTAATTCTAATAATGAACCGGAATATGGATTATCCGCAATATCAATAAAATTTATAGTTTCATTTTCTACATCTATTTTTCCAAAATAAATTCTATCAGGAACATCACCAACCAAATTACCATATGTATCATCGAAGTAAGTTGTTCCATTATCTATTAAATTAACAGAACCTTTTTTAATTCCTTCACCAACATATATTTGTGGAATAGAAATTAATTTAGCAGAACCGCTTAAAAATCTTTCTTGTACTTTTGGTTTATTTGAATAATAATTTGTTTTTTCACCAAATCTTATAAATGGATTATCTTCCAATCCATTATAAAATTGTGCTCTTAATTGTCCGTATATTGAGTTTTTAGGATATAAACCGGATAAATCTGAAGATTTTTCATCGGCTTCCAACAGAGAAATTTCATTAGAACCACTATCAAAGTTCCATTCTTTGTATGCCTTAAAAGGTCTTATACTAATATCTGATTTGGGAATTCTTTTTAACATATCGTATATAAATATCTTATTAACTAAAAACCCACCCTTTTACAGGTGGGTCTTAATTAGTTTATTATTCTCCGATTAGAAATCTAATTTAACTTTAATTGCAATCTCTTTATCAAATGATTTTTCGATAGGTTGCGAAGTTTTAGCTACTGCCAATAATTCATTTGCATCATCATATAAACCTACTGTTGTAATATAAACATGTGGGTCGTTTTCAAAAGTTGGATTAACAAAAGCACCTACTGAACCAGTTACGAATGTTGGGTTATTTGAAAAGTTAAATTCTCTGTTGTTTGCTCTTACAAAGTAATGAGATGTAGAAACATTTTCAGTTCTTCTCGCTTGGAAATCAGAACCACTATCCAATGCTTTTAAAAATGCAACACCACCAAATTCAGGACTTCTATTAATATGATATACACCGGCTGCAGATGAAGTTGCTGCTGCTAATTCACTGCCAACAGATACACTCAATGCATTTGGATTCAATAAGATGATACCCATATCTGGATAGAATAAACCATATCCTTGTCCGTTTGTAGGAGCTGAGTAGTTTGCAATTGATGCAGTTAATGCAGAACCAATATTCAACGAACCACTAACCATATGATAAACTCTACCGGCAGTTGTTACATTTTCATCAGAACCACCACTATCATCAATTAATACGATTTCACCAGCTGTTCCTTTTAATTTAATTGAAACGTTTCCTGGATCTAATCTTTCTTTATATCTAGCTCTATTTACATTAATTGCATAAAATGATGTTAAATCATGTCCACCTGCAGTTGAACCTGTGTAAACACTAAATGCAGTATCACCCGTTCCTAATAATACATTCTTATATTGATTATAAGTTGCCAATGTAGGAACAGTTGATGCATCATCTTGTGTTAAGGTTGGTGCACCGAATCCTATTGAATCACCATAAGCAATTGAGAATTGAACCTCAGAAGCTTCAGATGAAGTTAATCCATTATATACATCTATGTAGTATTTACCACTAGTTGATGCAACTTGTGCAGATGATGTAAATGATGAACTTGGGTCTAATGAACCAGTATCACCACTCCATATTCCAGAAGTTACAATTTGTGTTCTATTTACTACTTTATCAATAGCACCGAACTTTTTGTAAATACCATTTGTTATAGTAGTTACATCCGCACTGATTTGCTCACCTTGACCTAAAAATTGGTTGATGATACTTACCAATTGATTTGTATCAACCGGTGTTCCGTTTGTATTAGATGCACCTGCCAAGTATTGTGATAAATTACTTGCTAAAAGGGCTCCTCTATTATCTCTTATTACTGCCATAGTTTATATTATTGAACGTAAGTTACTGTTACTGGAATAGTTTGTGAACCACCTGTTTCGTTACCATAAACTGTGATTGTTGTCTTTACAGTCGATGTTAATGATGGATTAGGGATAAATTTGAAAGATAAACCTTTAGCGATAGCTGCTGTTGCAGAAGCATTATCACCAATGAATACTGGAGTAGTTCCTGCATCACCGGTTACACCTTCACCCACAATATCACCCGCATTTTTGTTAGATAAAACAACAGTATATCCCATTGTTCTATTACCTGCTGGCGATGTGGTTGGAGATAATGCAACTTCACCACTTCTTTGATTTACTGAAACATTAGGAACCCCAAATTCCACAACAGGAATTCTAGTTGTATTTTTTGGCAAAGTTACTAACTTATATTTCATTACTTGAGTTTCATCAGGATTAGCTTCCAATACAGGCATATTTTTAATAGCTGCATCATAATAAGCAGAACCCAATGGATGTGCTGGTTCGTAAAGTGTGTAATCAATCTCATCATCTGCTAATGCAAATTGAGTGATGTTTAATCCTTGTCCAGCTGCTAACTTTTCTCTACCTTTTTTTGTTAAGATAGCATCAACTGTTAATTCGGTATTACTTAAATATCCCATAGTATAATATTAATCTTTGTTTATAAATATAATTATTTTAAAATTCCGTTATTCTACTTCCAAAATTGGTTCGTTAGCAGGTCTACCTGATTTATTAACTTTCAACGTATTAGGATTAGATGAGAATACTTCAATTGGTGGTGTTCCATCCAATGTTGTTGCCGAAGTATTTTTACTACCCAAATAATATGAATTTTTTAATCCAGTTGTTAAATCTGATGTATTTCTGTAATGTGTTGGTAAATATCCTGTTAATGGCTTTACCTCAACAATACTACCAGTTCCTGCATTTATAACTTTTGAACCCGAATATGGTTGTATATTTAATTCGGTTTCATAATATACCGAAGATGTTAAATAATAACCACCTCTTGGGTCACCTTTTCCATTTATTTTAATTAATGGTGCAACAACATCTCTTCTTTTTTCTTGTTTGATTAAATCAACTTTTACTCTATCTCTTTTAGTTATACCATCCGAATCAATGTATGTTCTAATTGCATATCCATTGTTGCCATATAAACCAAATCCAATTTCTTCATAAGCTGACTGACCTACGATTTTTGTCATGCTGTAAATATCAATCTCACTTTGTATTGTTGCATCAAATTGAGCATCAATATCAACTTCGTATTGTAAATTTTCTGCGGTAGCTTGTGTATCATCGAAATAAACATATGAAGCAGTATATTGATAATTTTCTGCAATAGTTCTCTGAGTATCAGTTGTTGAAATCAATGATTCGTATTGATTGTTTTCTGCAATAACATTTTCACTTAAGTTTGCATCTACAACACTTTCATATTGATTGTTTTCGGCAATTGTAATTGTAGTATCACCATATTTAATTTCCGTATCTAATTGATAATCATTTCCTGTTGGTTTTTTGTGTGCAACTTTACTTCTTTCTAAAAAATGTGGTTCAATCAATAAACCGGTAGTTGCTTTAACTCTTGCGGGTAACATCCTCTTAATATCTTCAAACATTGATTTCTCATATAGTTTTATTAAGTTGATGTATTCGTATATGTTTCTATTATCAAATCTTTTGAAATAATAATTTCTTAAAGAATCTAATTGTGAATAGTTTGGTTTATAATCATCGGATGGGTCACCAATATAGTTATCAATATTCAATCCACCGAATGATTTTGCAATATCCATATTTAACTCTTTTGTAGGAGAGAAAAATAAACCAACTCTATTGGAATCCGTAGGTGATTGGTCAAATGCTTTCTTAGTTGCTCTACCTTTTGCAGATAAATCAGAAACTAATGTTTGTGATTCAAATCTAACTTTTTGTGTTTGAAATCTACTTGCTCCACCATCTGGATACGGCATCACTACCGTTCTATCTATTGGTTCAAATTGGAATGGATAACTTGTCTTTGATGCATCAAATCCAATTGCAGTTGCATATAATAATGGTTCTATGTTTTCAGAATATAATGATGCCGTTGTTCCATTTTCATAATCATTTCTTGTCAATCCTGTTTCAAAATAGATATTTGTATCAACATTTATCAAAGATGATGTTTGTGCTAAATTTTTTGGATATTCAAAATCTAAACGGAAATACAAATCATCAACGGATGCCGATAAACTATTACCATTCACCATTTCCGGAAAAGAAACATGTTGATAAAATACATCATCATTTAATTGTTCACTCCATAATCTAAATTCATCAACACTACCACTATAATTTCCACCCAATTCTAATAAACTTCCGGTATTCCAATTAGTATACGAACTTGCAGTAATACTTTCTTCAAATATTGTTCTTTCTTTTTCCGATTGTCTTATAGATAATTTTAATCCGTTAGAACCACTACTAATTGCTACACCAAAAAATCTTCCATTAAATATTGGTTGCAATGATGATGATATTGTGTTTAATAATTGGTTAGAGCCAGAATATGTAAATTTAACTTGACCATATTCATTATTTGTAGAACCACTAAGATATACACCCCATCCACTTCCTGAAATTAATGTTTGATAATTTGTATAATTTACAGGTTTAACAAATAATTCAATTGTATTGGGTTTTCTAAGTTTATCGGTATCTTTCCATTCCATTTGAATTTTAGAACTATTGTTCATCTTAAGTGCAGTAGTAACATTATCTATTAATAATTTACCTTTTTGTTCTTCGGATACTTCAGGTCCACCAAATTCTAATATAGAAAGATTTGATGATGGTATACCATAACAAGCCAATAATGCGTAAATACCTTGTCTTGTACCTTTATGTTTTAATAAATATGGTAAGTTATTTGCTATTCTTCTCCAAACTTCATAATTTCTTTTCTTTGCAGGATTTGTGTTTACTTCATTTCCTTCACTATCTACACCAAATACCAAATTCCATAATTGATTATCTGCTGCTAAGTTTCTAGCATCCCAATTAAACGATTTTAATATATCATATAACAATTTATCCGATATGTTTCCTGTGCTTTTGTATCCAAGTCCTCTACTTTTTTCAATTGATTTTGTGTGAAAATATATGTTATCAAAATGTTGTCCAATCATTGAGAAAAACAATAATAAATTTGCATTATTTTCATTATTTACAATATATTGTGGAATATTATTATTTATCCAATCAGGATTTTGAAAATCATGTTCTTCTGCTAATTCAATAATATTATCATACCAATTTGAAACAATATTATTCGTCCAACTGATTCTATTTGTTCCATTAAATGGCCATGATAATGAACTTGATGTATGTAGAAAATTTTCAAAACCATCAAATGATTGAAGGATTTGATTTTTCTTTATTGTTTGTCTTTCAACTTCTTGAATAGATGCGATTGAACCGGTATAAGAACCAGAAGGGCCATTTGTATAATTTGTAGAAGCAGATATTATTAGATTATCATATAGTTCAATTAATTTTACTTTATAAACAAAATTATCTACTCTTTCCTTTGCAGAACTAAAATGTGTAAAGTTATTCCACAAATAAGTAGAACCACTTACATATTCAATATTTAAATCAATACTATCTATAAAGCTACCGCTTAAATATTTATTAACCAAATTTGCCGATGATACTGAACTACTTAATAGTAAATCATCTAAAGATTCATATCCAGTTGATTTTCCCGTTACGAAATCAACATCTACATTAAAATTAGGTCCTTTTAATGGTGGACATATTAAATTATCTTGTTGATTTAATACAATCGTTTCAATTAATGGATTTGTAAGTAATTTAGTAATCCATAACGTTGAATTATTTGTAATATTTGCCGAAATTGGTTTGTATAATTTTAATATCAAACTTTCAACAACATCTTCTGGTTTTACAAACTCATTACCCAATTCATCTGTGGATTTTTTTGATAAAGTCCAATCATCATTTTCCCAAGAGGAAATTAAAAATTGATTATCATCTCCAAAATTAGCTAAATGGGTTAAGTACTTACTATCCTTATCTAAATCAGGAATATTAATTTGTGATTTAAACGCTGCAAGTAAAGATGTGTATATTAAATCTTCATCTAATTGTATTGTTGGATATATAACGGTTGTAGTATATGTGTATGTATTACTTTGTAAACTAACTTCACCACCATTATTAATTGCAGTAAATATGAATGTTACATTTCCACTCCAATTTGTATAATTATCTTTTAATGATTTTAGATTTACTTTAAAAGAACCTACCGGTGTTAATTTATCTAAATAAACAATTTTTGTATTATCTTTTTGTAATAATTCTACTTTTACAAAAGATGATGAAACCGATTCGTATTTTATTTCATATTCTATATTATAATCGGAAAATGATGGAATATCTATTGAAGTTGGATATGAAACATTCGTAATGATTGGAGTATCATTGATTTTATTAAATTTGACAAGAATCTGATTAGATGTACCTTCTATCGTATCGGATATAGGAGTTAATATTAATTTTTGTAAATCGTAACTTCCAGCAAAATCGTTTTTAAATGATACTATAAAAGATTTTGTTGTTATATTTTTTACATTACCATTTGGAAATTTTACATTTACACTATTTGCATTGGTAGTATCAAATGCAATTTCAATGGTTTTATCGGAATCCGAATCTTTTACATCTGCATTAAACTGAGTTGTTGAAGTTGTAATAGATGGTTGTGGAATATTTTTATTAAAAGTTAAATTGACATTTATATTTCCAGTTTTTATTATTGAAGCCGGAACCGTTATAGTTCTGTCTGTTGATGAATAACTACCAATTTTTATATTTTCAAATCCGTAATATTTTGGTAAATCACCTTTAATTGTTAAAACCAATTTTGAAGAATTAATATTATCTTCACTTAATTTCAATTCTCCACTATTTTCATTTGATAACGGAATGTTTCCTTTTAATAGGTTTGAAATATTATAATCAATAGAAATTACATTACCCAATTCATTTGTAAAATTGGAATTTACAATTATATCAAAAGCATATGATTTAGATGGTATAATATCAATTGGGTCACCTTCTATTGGTTTTATTTTTTTAGGTTCAAACAAAAATGATAACTCCATAGTGCCAACCACTCCACTCAAATTTTTATATTCATAAAATTCGAATTCTGTTTGGCTACCAGGTTTTAATCTATATTCCGAAGCACGTATGGATTCATAAAAAGTTTGTTGTCCTGTTTGTTGGTTAAATCCTCTAAATTCTCTATTTAAAAATACAACAAAATAATTTTTTGCAACTCTGTTATCAATCTTTGCGGTATAAGTTCTCTGACTTCCAAAATTAGTTGTTGGTGTAAAAGAAACATATTGTGATGTACCAATTCCTAATGTACTTGCACCATCAAAATACTCCGCAGAATCATCACATTTTAAAAAAATATTAAAAGTTCCATTTGTATCTGAAATTATTGGTGGAATGGATGTACCTCCTCCGCCACCTCCACCACCTGGACCAACCAATTCGGTGCGACCTAATTCGTTATCTATTTGAATATTCTCGAAAGTTCCTGGTTCTATATTTTGCACACTCTATATTTTTATATAAATATTTATTTGATAATAATATCTCTTCTTTTGAAATTTGCAGAATTATATTTAATAGAATCCAACAATATATTATTAATTTCGTTAACTAAATATTGGTATTCATATTGTTCATAATCAATGAATCTAATATTAGATTGTTTACCAAAATCCGTATCACCCGGTTTATATCCTTTATTTGTTAAAAAATATCTAACACCATCTTTAAAGTTTTGAATTATTCTTTTTTTATAACCCTCAAAATCCGAAACACCAAAATCTTTTTTCAAAACATTTATATAATCTTTACCATATTGCGAAATAAGATAATCATCCACTTTTGATAAAAATGAATTATCAAACGAATCAACAACATCTAAAATACTTTTTTTGTAGAATGCAAAATCTTTTGTAAGTGATTTTAAATTTTTAAATTCATTTTTATTAATATTATTTATATTTTCATCTTTTGTTTTTAATGGTATGATTCTAATTTCCTCTCTTGATGGGGAAATTTCTTGTATCCAAACTCTTTGTAATTCGTTTTCATTACCAACTCTGTTTCTAACAAAGTTTAAATTAATTTTTAATATACCATTTGCAAATCCTAAATCACTTAATAATTTTTCAACATTAATTGCAACTTCTTTTTTTCCCAAATTATTTGTAATATTATACATATAATTTTTAATATCTGTTGCTTTTACATAAGCTATATTATTTCCTGATTTTTGCGGTAGTAGGTTGTTATTAATATCATAAACCGATACTTCCATAACATCATATGGTGTATTACCAAATTCACTTATTTGTATTTCATTTTTTGAAACTATAAATAAATCTTTGCTTTCTAAAAACTGGCCGGTATTATCCGTTTTATTATTTATGTTTTCAAAATTTGTATATTTTTTTATACTCATAATTTATTTTTTAAAATCCAGGGAAAGATTTCCAATGCTGCAATTTCAATAAAGTTTTATAATCTTTTGATTTTATAGAACCATCTTTTCTTGTAACACTTATTGTAATTCTACCAGTACGGTCTGAACTATTTTGATTTTTACTATAACTTACACTATCTGCTGTTATAATATTTTTTAATGTTTTGGTTTTACCTGCATCTAACGTAAAGTTTGTTTCCGGAGTACGGAACCACCTACCAGCATCATCAAAAATTGTACTTATACTAATTGTTATTGGGAATTTATCATTATTTGTTACATCAATTATTTCACCATACTTCCATTGATTTAACCCACTCTTAGAAGTTGATAATGCTCCTAACAACCAACCATCTTTATCATTTCCTTTTGCCGTAAATTTAACCAAACCTACTTCATTAATAATATCTGCACCCGATGCAAAGGCCACATTTTGTGCAGATTGTTGAATTGCTTGCTGTTGTTGTAATGCACCCAATTGAGCTTGTAAACCTTCTATGATTGAATTTAAAGAATCAATTTGTTTAATCAATGCTTTAATCTGTGCTTTGAATCCTGTATTTTGAGATTGTAATGATGCTCTTAATATACTTTCATCAACTGATTTTTGTAATGATGTTGTAATTTGAGCGGTGAAATCTACAATAGTTCCATTTAAAGTATCCAATTGATTTACTAGTGCATCATTTGTTTGTTCAATTGTTAATCTATTATTTATTTCCGTTTGAACTTGTGCTCTTAAATCAGTAATAGTATTATTTAATGAATCTATTGTTAATTGTAATCTTGTATTTTGAATTCGCAGTTCATTACTAGATGTTACCTCTGCATCATATATTGGTTTTGGAATCAAATCCAAATTTGCGGTTGGTATATTAGGTGCCAATTCCGTAACGGAAACATTTACTGCTTTTAATAATTCAACTTCATCATATTTTGGTTTATCCAAACCTTTAAATACTAAAGATGTTGCAGGATTTGTTTCATCTACAATTGTAACATTATATTCGTTTTTTGAAATTGCAGCAGAACCTGATACACTTAAAATTTCTTCTAATTTTTGTGATTTTTGTTCCTCTAATTTTTGTGCTATGGCTTCTAATCCTGTCATTATTAAATTATTTCAAAAGTATACTTGTCATCAATTATTGTTGATATACCACTTTCTATAACTTTTAATTTTAATTTATAAGTTCTATTTTTTGGAATCGTATTTAAATTCATAATAAAGTAATTTGATGTAGAATCACAACTTACTTTTGTATAATTTCCAAATGGTAGTATAATTTCACCTGTAACATAATCTTCTAATTGATAATATATGTTTGAAATATATTTTGATTGGTCATATGCAAATGTTGTTCCAAAAGATTTTAAAGGATACATATCTCTACCCTTAACTCTAATTTTTACCTTTGTATTTGATGAGTATTCGTTTTTAAGATTTGTAATTACAACCTTATAACCCTCCTCTGCCGAACCCGTTACTGGCGATAAACTTCCTGTTGAAAAGGAAAAATCATCATATACGATTTCTAATTTAGGTTCATATATTGTATTGGTTTCTTTTGAAAAGAATTTTAATAATCCATAATCCAAAGTATCCGATTCGGTATTTAAACTATGATGAATTACCAATCCATTATTAGGTAAAGAACCACTTAACCACAAATTTATGATATCAGTTACATCCATTCTAATATCATCCGGTTCATTATTAAATGATTGTGATGCCTCACTACCCGTATACCAAGTACCACCCTCAGCATTTGCAGAACCTGTTGTTCCTGATGCAAATACGGCAGTTCCTGCTATTACATTATCTTGCCAAGTATCAATTCCGTTTCTATATTTCCAACTTATACCATCCGATGTTACATTATCAAATTTAGTACCAGTTCCCATTGTCCAACTTTGAGAAACGGCGTTTGCATATATTGTGTATTGAAGTGGTATTTCCTCTGAGTTTGCAGACTTAAGATTTAAGTAAGCTCTCCAATCACTTCCTGTTTCTAAATTTGAAACATCGAACTTGATGAAACTTCGTGCTATGTCTTTTGAAGAACCATAATAAAGTTTACCTACTTCTAATATCTCATCTCTACCAGCATTTTGTTCTGGTTGTTGTAGATATACACTTGCGTCATATGATGATGTATAAAATATATGCATTATATTGCCCTCCCTTTAATGTCTTTATTTGGATATTTAACTTCGAATATTGATGGGTCTAAAGAAGGATAGACAATCTTACCTTTAGTTGCTGCATCTATATTGTATCTATTTGGTGAATAATTACCATCACCACCACATAAGTTTGAAATCTTAACCGATGGTACACTCATTACTCCTTCTACATTTGCTAATATTAATTCTATTTCTGAAATGTTTATTGGTTTGTTGAATGTCCAATTATCTATATTAAAATAGGTTTGTAATTCGGTTACACAATTAGTAAGAACTTCTCTTTTATTGTAATTTGAATAAACGGATATTTCAAAATCAACTCCAATATTTACAATAAATCCATCTATAATATTAACACCATCTGTCAACATTCTATATTCACCCAAATATGTTTTAAGATTTTGTTTTACAGTTTTATTTAATATTGTCAAATTTTTATTAATATCATATCCTAAAAGATACATATTAATTGCAAATGGATTATTAACTTCTGATATTGATGTTTTCTTTTGAGTAAGATATTTAACCAATTCTTTTTGAATATCTTGCTTTGAACTTCCTTTTAAATTATCTACTAAATTTGTAAATTCTGCAATATTTTGTGGAGAGGATAAAATAGAAGAAGGTGAATTGTTATCTATCTCACCATCAGGACTTACATATACTTTAGCAACACTACCATATCGTTCTGGCATACTTAATGCTCTAACCATATAATCTTGTCTAGTCACTGCTCTATTTTGTGAACCAAACATTGCCAATGCATTTTGTCTAATTTCTTCTATTGTTTCTGCACCTCTTCCACCCACAGCTGATTCTAAATTTTCAATACCAACCGATTGTTTATATATTGCATAGTTTGATAAATCTGCCGTTGCGATTAAATCTTCTTCAAATTCTATTTTAGATATAGAAACTAAATCACTCTGATTTACATTTGAAGATACTCCACCACCAATTAAATACTTTATAGTTAAAATCTTTCCATTAGGTGCAATACCCATCGTATTTGTTTTTAAAAAGTTAGATGGGTCTATACCTTGATTTAATCTTTGTATTGAATTTGCTAATCCCAATCCAACATTTTTTGGATTTGGTATTAATGTTTCATCATTTCCATTAAATGTTCCATTACCAAATTGTAAATCCATTGTATTATCAGAATTTACTTTTATTGAAAACCTTCTTGGAACTTTTTGAACTTCTAAAATATATGGTACATCTGCAGATATATCCGATGAATTATTATTTATTAATGTATTTGGTTGTTCTACAAATATTGTTTCTTGTGCCAAATATGGTACTTCATAATAAATGCTATTATCTTCATCTACAACACTTAATATTTCAATAATATTAGTATCATTTAAAGTTATAGTTGGATAATCGGTAGAATCGGAAACGGTTATTGTGGTTGTAACTTCTTTTGCAGATATCGCTTGAACTGTTTTTGTTATTAAGTATTGTTCAGGAATTCCTGTTGTTGTGTTTCTTGAAAATACATCAATTTCTCTACTGCTTGAATTTGAAAAATCAATATTATCAATTGTAGTGAATGTAATAGATGAGTTTTCCGTTGAGGCAACCTCCAATCCAGCTTTTATTTTTAAAAAATATCTATCATCCGGTCTGTTTAATGAACCACTTCCTACCGATGGAACCAATTGATAAACCGTCAATGTAGTAACTGCAGGAGTTGTTACCTTTGGTTTATATCCCATAGATTGTGCCAATGCAATCACATTTTTCCTTTCCGTTGCATTTGTCAACATAGATTCTTTCAATTGAACATCTTGGTAGAAAGATAACATATCACCAATTGCAGCAGCCTGCTCTAAAAAAACCATTCCAGGGGATGCATCATTAAAATCAGAATATTGATTTGGAAAATATGTTTTCGTAAAATCAATAAGATTTTGCTTTAATGCATCGAAATCTTTTCCTAGATAATTTACACTTTTTGCATTACCCCAATTTTTATTTATAGATTTTATTGCCATATATTTTTATTAATTTTTAATATCCAAAGTTAAATTATCCGTTAGTGATGTGTTTGATTTTAATGCGAATTTAACATCTAAAATTATTTTATTAGTATCGATATCATTTTCATCATAATCAAAAATAATTTGTTGAATTTCTAAATAAGGAAGCCACATATTTACAGCATCTAAAATACTACTTTCAATTTTTGTATTTATTGTTTCATTTATAATTGGTTCAAATAAGATATCCCAAATATCACATCCAAAAGTTGGGTTTAATTCTCTTTCACCTTTTCTGGTCATAATTAAATTGATAAGATTATCTTTAGCTTGTTTTAGTGTTGTATAATTAACTGCAAAAATACCATTAGAATCGTTTGTTTTATTTATTCCGATTCCAACTATTTTGTAATCATTTTCCGCTAAATCAGCTACATTAATTTTACCTAATTCTATTGCCATTATTTAAATCTCTTTACTAATTCACTATAATCTCTTGTCAATGCTTTTATTGTTGCATCTTGTAACCCGTCGCCTGTTGATTCAAAGTTTGGTGTATTTTGAGGAATATCATGTATCATTCTATAATCCATAGTTTCCCAATCTTCTTCCATACTTTTTTGTGGTTGTATCATATCTAAAACACTTCCCCCTGTTCCAATTGTTCCACCCTCTACTCTTTGTGCAGCAGTAAATGGTTGTGTCATATTCAAAATCTCATTAATCATTGGGTCTTTTGAAAACTCTTTTGTAGGCCTATTTGGAATTTGAATTGGGCCTTCAATTGGAGTTTGTTGTTTTTTAACCTGTGTAGGTCTAACTTCCGTCATTTCTCTTAATGATGGAGTTGTTTTCTTTTGTGAGTTCAATGTAACTGCACCGGACTTAATCAATTTTGCCAATTCTTCTTTGACTTGTTGCTTAACTTCGTTTTTTACAACTTCTTTGATTAATCCGACTAATAATTTCGAATCCATAATAATTGTTTTTAATAAATATTTAATTTTAATAATTATCCAACATTCGGTATTGTTGGTGTTTTAATGTTTACATCCACTTTTGGTGGTTTTATTTTAATATCAGGCAAAGATAGTGCCAATGAAGCAAAAATATCTACTGGACTTATATTTGGTAATTCCGGCAATTCTGGAAATTGAGGTATTTCTATACTACCTAAATCTATTTGTGGAAATTCTACAGTCGATGGAAAATCGGGTATCGGTGGTCCGTTTTTAACTTGATATCCTGTATAATTTATGATAGCCGGTGCTGGAGGTGCGGGTGGTGTATATTGTGATGTAACCATCATATTTCCACCGACTCCTAATAAATGAATTTGTGCCAAAGATAAAAATGGGTCAAGTAACACATTTGTTTTTGTACTAAATATAAAACTTGGTGGTGTGAAACTGATAAATGGTGGGTCTGGTATTAAACCTTTTATCTTTTCTTCTGCCAATGCTCTTATTTCTTCTTCTGTTGGGGTTTTTGCATCTATTTGTTCTTGTAATTCTTCTTTTGTTGGAATATTTGGGATTTCAATTGGTATATCTATTTCTGGTACTAAACCATTTGCCGTATCTTTTACAAATTTTTTAATTTCTTCTAAAGTTGGTTTTGGTTTTGGTATTGAATCCAATATTGCCACAACGGCTTGTACATATTGATAAATTGGTTGTAAAATAATATCTTCAATTGGTGGTATTATTTGTTTTTTAATTTCTTCAATTGCAATTACTAATAATTTTTCTTTTGCTTCTTCAATAATCTTTTTTCTATCCGGTAATTTTGGAAATTGAAACTTCAATGCCTTTTTTATTTGTTTACCTATTGCTGGCTTTTTCTTTTTAGCTTCTTTTAATTTTTTTATTATCTCAACCGCACCCTTAACTACTGGATGATTTTTTATATCCGGTGCAACTGCTTCTTTATTTATTATTTTTTGAGCTGTTTCGTAAACTGGTATAGTAATTGATGGTAGAGGTGGGATTGCCGGTAATGTTATCGTTTGTTTTTTTAATTCATCTTCTAAAAGTTTCAACGCTTCTACTTCTGCTTTATGTGCTGCAGCTGTTGCAGCTAATGATATCGGGTCTGGTCCTATATTTTGAATTGTTCCTGGTGCCGGTGGTGTGGTTGGCCATCCTAATGGTTTTATTAATGGATTTGGTAAAGGTGACATTTCTGCTCCTAACCAATATGCATCAAATGCAGATGGGTATATTTCTTGTAATACATTAAAATTACTACCAACACTTTCCGTTCCTTTCTTTAGTGCATTTTTAATAGCATCTGCCATACCTTTAACATTACCATTGATAACATTAACTCCGTATAACAAATCACCACCACTTTTAATTGCTTTATCGTATTCATTTGCATAAAATTCAGCAAACTCATCCGGGTCAGCTTTAAATTGACCTGTAACCATTGCAGTTAAAACATTCAACTTAAAAATTGCCCACATATTACTTACTTAAAAATGTTCTACTAGATTGTATTTTACCTAATCTTTTCTTAATTGATGTAAAAATTGCTGCATTGTGAGGACCAGGTCCCGTAGGTCCTACTCCTGTTGCAAATACCATTTTATTAATTGCATCTAACATTTCTTCCATCAATGCAATTAACTCACCAGCTAAAACCGCTCTTTGTACATCCTGCCCTGCTTTTCCATTTGTTTTTTTAACCTCACCCAACCAAATGTTTCCGGTCCCATCCGTTGATAAAACAATATTTCGTTTTGTTTGGAAAATTATGTTATTATCGGAATGAATATGTGAATCACCAATTGAATCAACACTAAATTTGCCATCTGTAATTATACCTGTATTACCTTTACCAAATATAATAAATTCTTTTGCCTTTGCAGATAAAACTATTCTATCTGAATTTATAAATAATTGGTCACCTGTAAAATTCGATGAATTTGGATAATTACTAAATCCTATCTTTTGTTTTTTAATAGTTTCTTTGAAAGGAATTTTTATCTTACCGGAGGTAATATAAACGGAAGTTCCATCCTTATTAATATCTTCGGTTACTAGCTCCCCAATCGGTTTGGAATCTAATTCAGGATTTTGTTTATTACGAATGAATATTCCAGGAGATGAAGTTTTATCATCTTCTGTTAAAAAGAATTCACTAAAACGTATTGTATTACCAACTCTACCACTTATTATAGTATCACCATCTTTTGGTTGTAAAAATTTTATTTTTTCATTTTTTTTATAAGATGATTTTTGAGAATCCGATTTTGATGGTTTTGAATTGGGTGTTCCATCCTTTGCCGATTTATAATCGGAATTTTTATTTGATGTACTCAATTGAACGGCATCTCTCTCCGTATTTAATATTGATATACTTGCATTTTCTCTATAATTTGGATATAAAGATATACTATATGGCAACCAATAGTTTATATCGGATATTTTTAAAATTAATATAGTTTCACCTATTATTGGGTATGTTATATTGTTTTTATCAAATGGAAATGCAATATTTTCACCCTTGAATATTACTTTATTAGATTTAAATTTTACTGCACCTAAATATTCTATATTATTTAAAGATTCTATATAATCTTTATTATCATTATATTTAGGAATTAAATTACTATTAATATCAATTTTTTTATCATCAGGTAAATTGGTATATATTTGCTCTACTGTTGCTAAAAATGAATATATTTCCATTATTTTACTTTGGTTTTAATTTCTTCAATTTCTATTTCTAAATCAACCATTTTTTCTTTAGCTTTTTCTTCTACCGCATTTATAGTATCTTCCATATCCTGTAATAATTGTGCTTTTTCGTTTTCACTTAACCAACCATCTTCACCAATACCTTTAGCTTCAGCTGCTGCTAATCTTTGTGCAATTGTTGCAAGTTTAATTAAATGGTCATCGTTTTTAACTGATACTTCAATTAAATCTTTTATAATAGGTGCAATAACAGTTGCTTCACCAACATTTTTAATTAATTTACGAAGTGATTCAATCAAATCGGAAATGTTTTTCTTTTTGTTTTGTTGGTTTTCGTATATATCCTTAAATAATGATGATAAATTTTTACCATCAAATAGTTGAAATTCAGCACTCATAGAGTTTATTCTTTACTATATAATTATAAAGTTCTTCAGTTATTAGTTTATAACCATTATCATTTGGGTGTTGTGCAACTTTCATTGGGTTTGGTTTTTTAATCTCCCAAACATTATCATTTTTGTAATATTTCATCATCCATGCTTCTAAAGATATTTCTCCAAATCCCCAATAATTCTTTTTATTAATTAAATTTGTAACATCATCTTTTTTATCCAATTGTTGAACCATCAAATCAAATGCATCACACATCAGATATTTAATTCCATATTCGTTTAACATTTTTTGTAAAAATACGATATAGTTTTGATTTATTATATTGTAATAATTTTGATTAAACAATTCTAGTAAAAAGAATTTTTTATAATCTGATAAAAAGTTATTAAATTTTTCATCACCAAATTGATAAGAATCGGTAAATTTATGTGGTAATATAGATAATTCCATTTGCCCCCAACTTATCCACTCACCTTTTGGTAAAAACGGAACATAATCTCTTAAAGATGAACTCCACATTATAACAACAAAATCTCCTTTTTTAATTTTATCATTTCGTAAATCGTTAATAACATCATTAAAAATCATATTATTGGCTCTACCACTCCAGCCATTATTAACCGGTTCTAACCCCATTTTTTTGGAAAGGTGTTTTACCCAACTATTTTCATTTCTAAATAATTGTAATTGCTGTCTATCTTTAATAGTTTGTTCATGTGTCCAATTTGCACCTTCACCTTCTGTCCAACTATCTCCGTATGCGTATAATTTCATAACTTATTTGCTAATTAAATAATTTCCCAATACTAAATAATTCATATCACAATTTTCAAATGTCCAGATTGCTTTTTGTGGGTTATTTGTCATTGTGTGGTCTTTTAAATTAAATGATGTATTCAATAAAATTGGTGTTCCTGTTATCTTTTCAAATTCTTTTAACAAATCATAATATAATGGATTTTGTTCTCTTTTTACTGTCTGTATTCTTGCTGAGTTATCAACGTGCGTTACCGATGGTATAGGTGTTTCGGAAATAACTTCAACAACTTGATTCATATATGGAACATCTTCTTCTGATTTGAAATATTTTTGATAATCTTCATGTGTTACAGATGGGGCAAATGGCCTGAACATTTCTCTCTTTTTGACAACCTTATTGATTCTATCTCTAATATCAGGCAAATGTGGATTGCCCAATATAGAACGATTACCTAATGCTCTTGCACCAAATTCCGTTTTAGCTTGAAACCATCCTACTATATTACCTTCTTTTATCAATCCTGCAACTTTTTTAACCAATTCATCATCATACAAATATTCAACTTTTGTATCTTCGGAAAAATGGTCATGTATAATTTCATATAATTCAGTTGTATTCCACTCTGGTCCTAAATATGGTGATTGATTATCTCCACCTTTTACTTTTGGATGTCCTAATGTTTGGTGGTAATGATATAAACATGCACCTATTGCAGAACCGGCATCCGATGGTGCAAATGGAATCCAAACATTTTTAATTGATGTAAATTTTTTGATTTTACCATTGGCTGTTCCATTATATGCACACCCACCCCCTAATACTAAATTCTCACTTGACCAATTGTTTGATACTCTGTTTATTATAAAATATAATTGACTTTCATACCATTGTTGTAAAGAAGCTGCTAAATCTTTATGATGTTGTTCTATTGGTTCATCTTTAAATCTAGGAGGAAATCCAATCAATTTCATCAACTTATAACTAAACATATCGTTTTCTGAAATTTGATATGTAAAATATTTTTGATTTATATTCACCAATTCACCCAACCAATCAAATGTAGATATTTTTTCAAATACATTTTTATATTTCAAATCAGTACCATATGGTGCTAACCCCATTACCTTATACTCCCCCTCATTTGGTTTGAATCCTAAATAAGCAGTAAATGCGGAATAAACTAATCCTAATGAATTTGGAAAAGTTAATTTATTTATTGTCTGAAATTTATTATCTCTAACATAACAAGCCAACATAGTTTCATCTTCACCAACACCATCTATTGATAAACCTATTGCATTATCAAATGGGGATGTATAATATGAAAAAGCCAAGTGAGATAAATGATGTTTGGTATTTACAATAATACCAACATATCCAATTGATTTTAATATATTTTTTAAACCACCTTCGGTTTGGTGCCATCTTTTATTAAATTCTCTCCATTTTTTTGGATATCGTTTACCTCCCCACTTTCCAATTATTCTTTTAACTCTTTCATATTTTAAATTCGGGTCTTCATACCAACAAACCATATCGATTTCATCGATTGTAATTTGTGCATAGTTTAAAACCCATTGGATTGCCTTAAACGGAAAAGAACTATCATGTTTTTCACCAGATAGTTTTTCTTCTTCGATAGCTGCGATTACTTTACCATCAATAATCAGTGCAGCAGCTGCATCGTGATAAAATGCGGATAAACCTAATTGTATCATATTTTAAATTTTTATATCACCTTCCCTATCAAATTCATTATAAAGTGCCATTTGTTTTTCTTTCATTTTATTGACAACTTTAGTTATATAATGGGTTGGGTGCCCTGTCATTTCTCTAATAAGTAGGTATAAAGATTTTTTATTGAAATTTTCTATATAGTTTGCTCTTCTGAATAATTCTAACACCGCGTCTGCGATTTGCATATCTCTTTTTTTGGGAAAGAAATTTTCTAGATGTGTATCCCAGTATTGCAACATTCTTACATTAAACATTCTATGTTCATCATTACGGACTTCTTCTTTAAAATTATTCTCAGTATCCCAACTTTCAGGTAATGCTGACATTATATCTGTATCTTTGTATCTTTTATAGTTTGCGTTATTATTTAAAATTAAATAATTTCTTGCAACAATAGTAAAATAACTAAATGCTTTACCTTTACCATTTTTGTACATATGAATTTTCTCAATCATAAATGCAACAACCTCTGCCATTACATCTTGTGGGTCATCATCAAAATAAGTAAATTTCCATTTATTATAAACAATTTCTGCTAATTTTTTAAATGCAGAATCAATTCTTTCCCTATACAATTTATCTTTAATATATTGGTCGGTTGTAAGATTATACTCAATGATAGCATCTTCGGTATCTTTTGTAAAATATTGTCTATTTGGACCTCTTTTTCTAGGCATATTATTGTTGAGTTTTGAATCTTTCGATTGTTTGTTTAATTTGATAAAATATAGAACCTACTTCATCATCTTTCTCAAACATCTGACGATTATCGATTTGTCTCAATGCTTCAAGTAATGCTTTATTTCTATTCAATTCATCTTCTATAAAATCTTCATAAGATTCTAATTTATTTAACAAATTAAATATTGTATACCCTGCACCCGTCAACATTACTATTAAAAATATTAATATTATTTCCATAAATTAAACTATTTCGTATCCTTGTAAAAAATATTTGTTAGCATGTTTTCCCTTAACTTCTAACAATTCACCATTTGGTGATTTCATAACGATTTTTTCATTTCTACCATACTCTACTTTTTTAACAAATGTTGTAGAATATATCCTATCTCTAATTGTTAACCCATCCAAATGGTCTATTTCATGCTGAACCACAACTGTTTTCATTGTATCAACACCTACACCACCGGATTCTTTATCTTGTTCAGGATTTATTTGAAAGATTAATTCACCCAAATTATCGGTTTGAATTTTAACCATACTTGCTCTAATAGTTCTAATCGGTTTTTCTACTGACCTTGGTATTGATAAACAACCTTCTACAAAAATAAATCCATCTTTTGACTTTTCAATCATTTGTGGGTTTACTAAGAATAATTCTTCATCACCAAATTTAATTAAACATGCTCTTTTTTTAATTCCAATTTGAGTTGCCGAAATGCCCAATCCACCATATTTTGCCAAAGCATCTATAAGTGTTTGTTTTAATTCATCTGCTTCCTGTTGTGTGATTTCTGTTTTTAAACATGGTGTTTTAAGATATTCTTTAAATTCTTTTGTTTCAAACCCATGCTTGTCTTTGTCAACGATTAATTTCATTTTTCTTTATTTTTAAGTCCATATTTTATCCAATTATACCAAACCCTTTCATGTAAAAAGTAAATTATTGGTTTTATTATTAATTCCCCCAAACCTACCATTCCTGCCCATTTTATAGGAAGGCCGGCAAATAAGGTAAGAATAATTGTAGTTATAGTTCCAATAAAACGATAACTAATACTTTTTACTATATGTCTTTTAACTAACGGCATACTCTATAACATCTCCATTTGAATCCATATACCCCTGTCTAATTTTAGTTCCACTAATCATTTCGACATCTGTTGGTGGTGCATGGTGTACAACATCATACCCAACACCTCTACCATAGTTTACACTTTCAATATCAGGAATTATACTGATTAAAATTTTATCCGAATTTTCTATAAAGAATTTTTCTTGAGATAAATCTTTAAGAACTTGTTGTGCCGATTTTGGATTGTTTTCATCAACTTGCACATCTCTAATTGCTACCCAAACATTTTTTCCTTTGTTTAGTTGTTGATTGATTAACCATTCGTGTCCTGCGTGCCAAGTTTGCCATCTTCCGATGTATAATGCGTATTTTTTCATAATTAATTTTTTTCTATAAGTGATTCAATTAATACCCATCCAAAAAACATAATACCAATTGGTAAATTAACAGAATATCCAAAGGATACTGATAATCCCAATCCTATTACTAATTTCATTGCTTTTAATCCATCTTTTATGGTTCTTTTATACCAATAATCGAAATAATTTTTCATTTATATAAAGTTTAATATTGCTAAATCTTTTGCTTTTGCCTCCACTTCAACATCAATATCAACACCATATGAATTTGGTAAAGAATTGATATAATCTGAGTGCGCTTGTGGTTTTAATTTACTATTATTCTCATGCAATGATTTTGATTCAGAATAATGTGTTAATTGTGTTACTCCAGCAGGCCAACTTTGTGATGCTAACTTAAGTGCATCTTCTTCGGAAAGGTCACCTGTGTTAAATTTGTGGTGATGATAATCAAAAACAATAGGAATACCTGTTTTTTCGTGAATATACATCAAATCTTTAACAGAATACATACTGGCCTTATCATCATTCTCAATTGTAAGGCGTGTTTTAACCGATTTAGAGAGTCTTCCGAAATTAGTGATAAATCTATCCATTGCACTCTTTTTATCACCATATACCCCATTACAATGAATATTAATAACATTATAAGGTGTTTGAGATAATCCCATAGCATCCATAATACGACCATGTACTTCCAAATCCTTAATTGTATTCAAAACAACCGATTCTTTTGGTGAAGTTAATACATTAAAAGGACCTGGATGAAAAGTTAACCTCTGTCCGTATTTATTTGCCTTATCACCACACTTTTTTAGTATGGTTGATATTTCTTTCCAATCTTTTAATTCTGTAAATTGGTATTCAGTAGCCCATGGAAACATTTCACTACTCATTCGGTATAATTTAATACCTCTTTCTTCATTCCAATCAATAATTCGTTCTAAATCGGCAACATTTTGTAAAACCAAATCAGAAACATAATCTAAACCTTTTTGTGTAAAGGTTTTTTTAATCATTGTTCTGTTAGTTGTAATATTTTTGCCTAACGATAAGTTTATACAAGCGTATCCTAAATTCATATAGGTAATATACGAAAATAATTCTAAAATACCAAATTTTTAATAAGTTTTGATATTTTCTTCTTCGTTTCTAAATTTTGCTAAGTCTCTTGGGCTTCCACCTTTGTTTGACATCCAATAATTTACTGCTTTTGGGTTATTTATCCATAATTTACGATTATTCCAAGGATAATCAGGATGCATATATTCTTCCCACTTTAATTCTGATAGTTTTTGTTCTAAAGATTCATTAGTAGGTGGAGCATTATCCACAACATCATCAGACTCAACAACATTTTCTTTCGTTTCCGTGTTAATCTCATCTTTTTCGTTTTTGTTAAGAATATTTTCTACTATAACTTCGTTTTCTTCTTCATTTGTAGAATTATTTCCACTATCTCCGTAAATTTGATAATTTTTTTCCATTAAATCATCTAAATCACTCATATCATAGGTTGGTTCTTTTCTTTTTACTATAATTAGTCCATTAAATGCGATAATTAGAGCCACCGCAAGTGGGTCAAACACAATTACAATCAAAAATATGAAGAATTTCACTACATTTTTCAATTCTATACCAAATGCTTCGGCTACAAATCGGAATCCACCTACTTCTTTCTCTAAATCTAAGTTTTTTAACTTAATTTCGTTGATTTTTTCAGTATTTTTAGCATTTTCTGTTTGCAAACCCTCAATTTTTTTATTAATTTGAGTAGTTTGACGGTCTTTGTTATCAATTGAACGTAAAAGACGAGAATTTACCTTACCTTTATCTAAAATTGTTGATTGAGTTTGTGATAATTGACCTAATTGAGTGTTTAATTGAGTAATTTGAGC